GCAGATCTTTTTCGATTGCTTTATATGCTTTTGATCGTGTAATTTTTTTCACTTCTTCGCTGCGTTCGTCTGGTGTCTTTTTTGCCATTTATACCCCACCCCCTTCATGTACGCGCGCGCAATTTCTGTTTTGTCTACCCCATGCCCCGATTCCCTGCCCCTGTCAAAAATCGAATTCTTTTTGAAGGGGGGATCTGTTACCAGCGTTCTTCGTTTACAAAATGATCTTTTCTGTACTCGTTCGCCACTCGCTTGTCTGGGTGCTGCTCATTGTGGCAGCTTTCACATAATGGTATTAGATTGACATATTGCTTGCCTTTGTATGTGTAATATCTTGACAATGCCAGTCGTGGGTGCTTTCTTATCCACTGCACATGATGAACACTTCTTGCTGGTTCGTGAAAGCCTTTGCGTTTGCAGAACACACATTCATAATTGTTTTCTTTTTTGATTTGTTCTGACAGTTCGCGCCAGTCTTTGCTTTTGTAGAACTTGATCAGCTTGTCTTCTCTGATTAGCTGATTGATCCACTTCTCCAGTTGTTCTTCTGACATTGCCATTTGTCTTCGTTCCTCTCTTTGTTGCTGGCAGCTTTACAACTGCCAGCGAAGGAAAGCTGCAAACAAAAAAGACAGAACGCAACAAACAAATTTCCTTCGTCTGTTGTTTTCTGTCTTCGTCTACGCCCCTATTTTACCACAACCCGACAAATATATCAATGATTAAACAAAAACCGCCTGTGGCTTATTCTGGCGCGTCTGCGCTTGCTTTTTGTCCTGCTGCCGCGCTGTCCTCTTAACTGAACGGCAATTCTTCGTCGATACCGTCTGGAATGTTCATAAAGCCGTTTTCGTCTGTTGGGTACTGCTGCGGCTGCTGTCCGTTTCCCTGCTGCCCTGTTGCCTGTCCGTTTCCTGCGGCTTTGCTTTCTGCGAATTCTTGATCTTCTGCGACAACCTCTGTTGTGTATACCTTCACGCCGTCGCGGTTTGTATAGCTGCCTGTCTGTATTCTTCCTGTGACAACCAGCTTTGTGCCTTTCTTGAAATACTTTTCGGCGAATTCTCCTGCCTTGCCGAATGCAACGATCTGCGGAAAGTCTGCGCCGCCGTCCTTTGTCCTTCTGTCAACTGCCAGCGTGTATCGTGCAATGCACATCTGTTCTTGCGAACTGTTCTGCTGCGTCCAGCGCACTTCGGGATCTCTGGTCAATCGCCCCATTAAAATGACTTTATTCATTTTCTTTTTCCTCTTTCATTTTTGCGCAGCACTCGCATTCTTTGATCCGCGCTTCCTTGTTGTTGTTTGATATAACTATGACTGTTAAACAAATAATAAATGTGATGGTGATTGCTGTTGCGTTCATTTGCCCTTCTTTCCAGCCGCGTGTCCTGCGATCAGTATTGCGAATGTGATCGGGAAGAATACGCCTGCTAATATGCTATATTTTTTTAGTTGTTCGTGTTCGTCTGTCTTTGTGTCGGGTGTGTTCTTTCGTGTTATCAAATACATATAGTACCCAGTGCCGATTGCAAATTCTATGTATAAAAACACTGCTACTGCTACCGCCACGCCTGCTGCCGCGCTCATTCTGTCACGCTTTCCAGATAATCTTGCAACTTTCTTGCCATTGCTGCTGTCTGGATTGCTTCGGCTGCCATGTTCTGTGCTGTCTGCTCCAGAATGCCTGCTGCCGCTTTGATTTCTTCATGTGGCGCATTGCCCTTTGTCATTTCCCAGATAACCGCAATTTGCCTTGCGACCTTCTGCAATTCTGTTTCTGCTTCCTGTGCTTCTTCCAGAATTACTGCATAGCCTTCATGTGTGCTGGTAAACTGTCGCCACGCCTTATTTGCTACGGTCAATTCTTCTTCGGTTGTCTTTTTTACTGCTTCGATCAATCCCTGTCGCATTGTTCTTTTCTCCCTTCGGTTCTTCATAAAGTTGTGTGCTTTCGTCCATTGCTGCTGCGATCGCTATTCCTGCAAGTAGCAGGATTGCAAGCGAACCGACCGCAAACAATATCAGCGCAACAATGATTATTATTGCATTCATTCACTTTCTTTTTCCTCTTTCCTTTTCTCGCACTTTGAAACAATCAGCCGAATTTTTATAATTTCGCTGTCTTCCAGATAGTCGCACACTGTCGCAAGATCTGACGCTATTTTGTAGCGTTCCGCTTCTTCTGGTGTGAATTCTGGTTCTTCGTGGCTTGTTTCCTCAACGGCGATCGGCTGGGTATTTCGCCCAGCCATAAAGTCGTCAAATTCCTGTTTATTTTCAAACGTCAATACCGCTTTCATGTTCCTGCCCCCTGTCAAATAGTGCTGCCGCAATCGTCCAGCCCATATTCGCGTTTTCTGCGCTTGCAATCTTCCAGCATGGCTTCCAGAATGTTCACTTCTTCGTCGCTCATGTAAATATAATATTTTTCAAGCATTTTCAGTGCATGAAGCCTTCTTGCATTTTCTTTTTCTTCTGCGGTTGTGTCGGTATCTGACACATGATCTTTCATTTGCTCCAGCGTTGCTTTGCTGTGTTCTTCTTCGGCTTCTTCCTGTTCTTCTTCGCCTGCTGCCTGCTCCGCTTCTTTTTCCTCTGCCATTGCCTTGATTTCTGCTGCCCTTGTTTCCTGTCCTGCTGCCGCAGCTTCCGCAATGGCGTTCTGGTCTTCTTCTGGCAGTTTGCTTGCTTCGGCTGCTGCCGTCATGCTCATTGTACCAGCTTCAAACTGTTCTTTGATTGCGTCTGTGGCGTTATTGCTGATCTGCTGCAATGTTCCGATCGTTCCTGTTGCTTCTCCCATGATCGCGGCGATATAGTCACGCGTGCGTGTTCCTTTTTCTGGTTTGAATGCGCCTTCTGCCTTCATTTGCTGCAAAAGTTCTTTCCACTCCTGCGCTTCGATCATTTTGTCGTAGTCTGTCGGCTTTCTGTTGAAGGTGTTACCGATCAGCAGTTGCATTCTGAATTCAAGTTCTGTCATGTCCTTGTATCTGCACGGAACTTCTGCGAATTCTTCTTCGCCTTCCTGCACAAGCAAGTCAACTGCTGTTATTCGTCTATGACCGGAAGCCAGCCAGTATTCGCCGTTTACACGCCCCAGCAAAAGCGGCTGTTGCAATCCCCCTGCCATGTGAATGCCTGTTGCCAGTTCGTTTATTTCTTCCACACTGTATTTGTTGTGTTTTGTGACGATAATTTCTTTGTAATGCAATTTTATGTCTGTGTAGCCTTCTTCTGACTGCATAGATCCGCGCGTTTTGCTGTTTAATATGCTTGTAATATCAAAAGCCATGTCTTTTTCCTTCCTTTCGCCTATTCTTCGCCTAAATATTCCCGAATGAATTTTCTATAATCGACCGAAGCCGCGCACATCTTTGAAAATTCTTCAAGCGGCACTTTGCTATATGTCCAGTCGTCCACTTTGTCGCTAAATCTGATCTTTGTTGCAAATACCTTGTGTGGGCTGTTCTTTCGCAACCATTCTTCGGCAGCAAGTGAAAATGTTGTCTTTTTAAAGATTGTCAGCAATACGCCTGCTACCTTCAAGCCCCTGTTTATCGCCTTTATGTTGTTGATCTGCTCTGTGATGATGTCCACGCCGTCAAGCGACCAGTCATTCAGTTTCACAGTGACGATCACTTCGTCAGAAGCACAAAGCGCATTGATCACGCACATACTGACCGACGGTGGATTGTCAATAATACAAAAATCATACTGATCGGCGACCGATTGCAGGAATAATGCGAAGCGATCTGCTTGATTGTCTGTTGCTGCCAGCACTTCATATTCTGCGCCTTCCAGCGTCATGTTTGCGTTTATCAGATCCAGCGTTTCTGTGATGTGGTATATTGTCGGCGCAATCTTTCGCAAAATGTGACTGCTGCCGCAGTTGTCTTTCGGGTATAGCTTGCCGAAAAACTGGCTTGTGTTCCCCTGCTTGTCGTTGTCAATCAGCAATACACGCTTTTTATACTTCGCGCCCGATAGAATGTGCGCCATTGTGATTGCTGTTGTTGATTTTCCCACGCCGCCTTTTAAGTTGATGATTGATACTGTTTTCATGTTTGCTTTCCTTCCTTTCGTCGTTGTCATTCATATTCGCATATTGATATATTTTCAAGGACGCACGCCGCGCAGTCCTTTTTCGTTTCTGCTCCGTCAAAACAAGCTACTGGCAGGAATTCTTCGCCGAAACAACATTCGCCATGTATGGCGGCATATGTCAACGCCTGCTTTATGCTTTCCGTGTCTTCGCTGCTGCAATATATTTCAATGCGTTTCTTCGGTCTGCAAGGTTCTGACATTGGATCGGTCAAAATAGTTGCTGACTGCTGCAAGTATGCTTCCAGTGTCCTTGTTGCTTCTTCTCCACTCCAGCAGACTTCTACTTTGTAGCCTTGTTCTTTCAGATTTGCGATCCATTCCTTCTGGTTGTCCGTCGGCTTGTTCTTGCCGTACTTCATTTCGATGTAAAGACCAGCGAAGCCGCCGCGTGCTACTGGCAGACATAGATCTGGCACTCCTGCTTTTACTCCCATAGCTTTGAAGCGTGCTGCTTCTGTTGCGTTACGTTTTCCACCGTTCGGAACGTGAAAAAGCAGCTTTAATTCTGGAAAACGGTTTGTATTCCAGTTCGCCCAGTCGATCGCGCCCATTTGTTCGGTGTCTTCTCCGCGTTTTAGGTTTCCGTACATTCGTTTTTGCTCCCTTCTCTCGATGTTTTCTTCGGATTGTCAGAAAGCCCCAGTAAATAGTCGCAAGTACATTGCAAAGCCTTTGCAAGTCCGACATATTCAGTTGCAAGCGGTGTCCTGCTGCCGTTTGTCCATCTGCTGATTGTCGGTTCTGTCTTTCCTGTCATTTCTGCCAGTTCTCTTTGTGTCATATTTAGCGCACGCAATCGAATTTGTATTCTTTCGGCTGTCGCGCTCCAGTTTTTATTCTTCATGCGTCGCCGTTCTCCTTTGCTGTTATTCTGTAAAGTTCGCGGACTTTCTGATCTCTGTCTTCCAGCAGTGTCATTCGTCTGGTTAGTTCTTCCAGAAGGTCTTTGCTGGGTATTGTTTTTAACACAATCAGTTTTTCGCTTTCTTCCAGTCCTCTTGCAACGCCCTTGAATTCTTCAAGGTGTCTTTTCTCCAGTTGTTGATCGTTCTTTTCTTCTGTTGTCATAGTTCTTCACGCTCCTTCAATGGTTTTTGATACTCGGTCAATTCTTCCACAATCAGATCGCGCGGCAGAATATCCCTGCAAAAGTAAATCGTCGCAAATGACGCGCCCTTCTTGAATTCTTCCATGTTGTCTGGGCTGTGGAAGCCGATCCGCTTGTCAAATGACAATAATTGTATGCCCTGTTTGAAGAATTCAAAGCGCGATACGCCCTGCAATGAATTCAAGGGAAGAAGGATTGCAAACGGCTTGCCGATTTCGTAAAGCCTGCGCAACACTTCGTCTTTCTTCGTAAACGGTGGATTGCTGACAATCACGTCGAAGTCGTCTGGCATATACTCGAAGAAGTCTTGCCCTTCTTCTATGCTGCTTCTTACTACTTGCCACCCCCCCCCTGCTTGAATGTCTGATAAAACGCCGACCACTCGCAGTCGAACAGCAACCAGATCTTTTTGTCTTTGGGTATGTATTTTGTAATGGGATCGACCGCATAAAACGGTGTGTATTGTTCGTTTGACGCTTCCGTGCGGTCTGCCTGCAAATATCCTTTATTTTGTGCCATGTTTTTTTCGCTCCTTCTTCTTCGTTTCTGTGATTTCCACTTCGCCTGTGTCAAGGTTTAGTGTGTAGCTGTCTTTCGTGGTCTGGTTGTATCGCTTCATACTGTCTTTGATCAGCGTATATGTAAAATACATAAAGCCTGTTACTTCGTGCCATGCTTCCTGTACGCTGTCGCGGTCTAAATACCAGCCCGACGGTATTTGTATATTGTGACTGTATGCGTTGCGGCTTGACACTGTCTTTTTCTCTGGTTCTGGGATCTTTAGGTTTTTGCTGGAATTGTAACGCTTACCGCCGAAGCCTTCGTCTGTCTTCATGGTCTTTTCAGAATACTTCACAAAGTACGACGCTAGTTTTGCATATTGTCCATTGTCTTCCATTGGCTTTATTGTGATGAAGCCTTTATCCCAGCAGTTTTTCAATTTTCTTGCTTCTATGTCGTTTATAACCATGTGAATGTGTGTTGCTCCGCGTTCTCCGCGTTCTGCTACCCAGACATATTGCAATTCTTTGTCATTTTCCTTGTAAACCTTGCGAAGTGACCGCAGCAGCTTTTCAGCGTCCTTCTTCAACTGGTCTTTGCTTTCTGGTCTGTTCTCTTTCTTGTATGACCATGTGACATATAGGCTTGTGCCGTCAAAGTTTTCATTCAAGATCCATGTCAGTTTCTTTATTGCCTGTCTGGAATTCACTTTCTTTTGTGCTTCACTGGTTTTATTCTCTTTTGCTCTCCTGCTTCCACCCTTCATGTCAGATCTGACACTGTAATAATATGTGAATTGCTTTGTTTTTCCTGCTCGGCATATCTCCTGTTTGTATGGCATTGTGTTTTCTGTCCTGTTTGTCGGTAAAATAATATGCTTAACAAGTCAGAAAAGCGGCGCGAAAACCGCATTTTTATTGACTTTTTCGGGTTTTCGTGATATGCTTTTTATAGGTTTTTAATTTGCATATTACGAAAACACTTGATCGCTACAAATTGCCGTTTGTAGCGATCTTTTTTGTTGTTCTTTGCATAGCGTCGTTTGTGATCATTCCTTCGTTTGTGATTTCATTTCTTCTATCATGTGCGCCAGTCCGTCTGCTGCCGCTTCCCATTCTTTTGCGTCCTTCTGTGCTGCTGCAAGCTGCGCTTTCAACTTTGCGATCTCTGTGTCCTTGTCGTTTTTCGGCTTTTGCTCCAGACGTTTTCGCAGTTCTGGTCTTTCGCAGACTGTCAAAACTGCCCTGCTGCCGTATTTGTCAACAAACATCTGCTGACCGCAGCACGCGCAAGTGTGGATCGTGTTGTCCTTTATCGCTTCAATAGGGATCTGCCTGCCGCATTTAAGGCAGGCGCGCCCATTCTTGTCCTTTACTCCAAAACTTCTTTTTATTGCCATGTTATTGCCCTATAAAATCAAACAACCGCATTTGCGCCATTTCGTCGCGCAGTCGTTCGTCTGCCTTTGTAAAATATTCTTTGTCGATCTCGAAGCCCAGAAAGTCGTGTCCTGTTCGGTACGCTGCCCGAAGACAAGCCCCCGATCCTGCGTGGGTGTCAAGTATTTTGTCGCCTGCCTGCGCATAATTTTGTATTACCCATTCATATAGGCGAATAGGCTTTTGCGTCGGGTGGAATGTGAAGTCTTTTTGCAATTCTGCGCGGTTCATCACAATTATTCTTGTGGGTTTTTGAAATGTACTGTATGCCAGTTCACAGTCTGACATCGTCAAGCCGTGTTGTCCTTTATCCCACACGATCCAGCCCTTTGCCCCTATGCGCAAATGTTCAACAAAGTAATTCCCCCCCCCAAATAATCTGGTTGACGCTGACACGCTCCAGTTCTCTGAAATATTCTTCTGGCGGTATCTGTCGATCCCAGTCTTTCTGGGTGTGCGCTTTCCTGTTGTGCTTCGGGTTTTTGTTGATACTTAATTTTTGACCGTCCACCCCTATGCCATAAGGGGGATCGCAGATTGCAAGTTCAAAGAAGTGGTCTGGTATTTCCTTCATTGCTTCCATGCAATCTGCGTTGTATATCCTGTTTAATTCAAACATTGTTCGCCGCCTACTGCTCGAATACGTCCACGCCCGATGTTTCACGAACGATCTTGATCTTGTCTTTTGCCATAGCCATGATCCTACATTTCAAGCCTGTTTTAATTGTCAAAACAATCTGTTTTGCGTCCTTGTCGCATACAAGGTCAATCGCTTTATCAATCAGATCCAGCATTTCTTCTGGCTGGGCGAACTGCCCTGCACCTTCTCCGAATAATTCCTGCGCGCGTTTCTTGCGGTCTTTCTTCGGTTTGCTGTTTCTTGATAGCTTTTCGCCAGATCGCATTCGCAACGCATTGTTGCTGCTTCTTCCAGCTGTGGTTGTGTCATTTCTTCGGCATTCTCAACAAGTAACTGTTGACCGCAGAAGCGACAAGCTGCCTGCTTTGTTTCATTTGCCATTGTTTTTGATCTCCCTTCTTTTTATCTCGCATAAAGTGCAAAGCACTGTATTGCTATGATCCCGATCAAAGTACATATCAACGCCCACAAGCGACCGCATGATCTCCAGCGTGCGCGCATTATTCTTTCAGTCCATGCCTTTTCGCGGACTGGCGACCATGCCTTGTCGTCTATGTACTCATGCGCAAATATTTTTCTGCTGTCGTTTCCGAACTTTTCCACATTCTCTGGCACGTTCTCGTTGATGTAATCAAATTCAAGACCGTGTTTGTGGCAGAATTCCACTGCGTCTTCAAGGTCTTTGCCGCAACGGCACGTCCACAAAATGAGAATGTCGCCGCGTCTTTTGATCTCTTTGCAAGTCATAAACATTGAAAAATACGGCTTGATGATTTCTGGGAACTTCGTTTTTGCAAGTGTGCCGTCGAAGTCAACGGCATATATTTTCTTGTATGCGCTCATGCTCCCACCTTTCCGAAACGAAGAAGGCGATCAAAAAACTTTCTGCGCTCTATCTTGCCGATCTGTACCAGTCTTCTTTCTGCGATTGCTCCGATCATGGTGTTTAATCGCTTCAATTCTGGTTCTGTGATGTTTTCGTGAACTTGCATTGCGTTGGCATATCCGACCGCGATTGCGGCGCAGACGAAAACATCGTCGCGATCCTTTGCTTCCTTCACTCTGTCCAGTAGTTCTTCCACGATCTTCATGTCGCGTCTTTGCTCCTCGATTTTGTGTGGGTTTGCATGGATCAGAACTTTTCCCGATGTTTCGGCGTGTTCTCCGATCGTTTTCCACATTTCTTCCAGTAGTTCGTCGATTGATACTTCTTTGACTGTTGCTTTTACAAACATTTTGCTTTCCTTCCTTTCTTCGTTTGTGTTATTCGTCGCCTGCTGCCTGCTGCAATCCTTCTGGAAGGTCAATTCCTGTCAGATCTGCGCCGAACTGTGCGACTGTGACTTCGTATGCCGTTATAAGATGTGGCACATCGTCAATATATTTTTTAAACTCCCTTGATTGCATACGCCCCAGCACTTCAACGTATGTTCCTTTTGGAAGGGCTGCTGCTACGTCCGCAACCTCTCCCCAGCAAATGCACGGTATAAAGTCCGCTTTGCTCTTGCCGTTTGATACCGCCACCATAAGACTGACGACGTGAACGCCTTTTGAAGTGGTGCGCATGACTGGTGTTTTGCACACGTTACCTTTCAGCGACACTTCGTTTTGCTGGTCTGCTGGCGGTTCATTTATTGCCATGACTTCGGCTTCTATGTAAATTTTGACCGACGGTGCAGTGGGTTTTCTGTCAAATACGTTCTGTGTCTTGACTTTTCCCCCGATCAGCACTTCCGCGCCCTTCTTAAAGCGTGCAAGCTGCTTTTTTGTAGCTGCTACCGATCCAGAATATTGCAGGATCAGTCTGTCTTCATTTCCGCTTTTTCTCGGTACAATGATCATTGTTTCGTATATCTCTTTTTTCCAGTCTGGTGCTTTCAAAATTGCTTTTGGTGTGTCGGCAATCACTCCAACGATCCCGACGGTGTTTTCTCTGTTTTCGCTCTGCATGGCTGCATATCTCCTTTTATGTTGTTTTTGTCCGTCGGTTCGTTCATGGCTTCGTATGCGTCATATAGCTTCGCTTTTAAAACAAGTATTGTGTATTTTTGTTCTTCAATCTGTTTCAATAGCTTGTCTTCTCTGCGTAGTGCTTCAAATAGTCTGCTTTCTGTGTTGTCCTTTTCTTCCTGTGCCTGCGCCACGCGGTCTGCATATTTCTGGCAGGCTTCTTCGTAGTTTTTCGGGCTGATCCAGCCTTGCAGTCGCATTTCTTCTCTGAATGCGTCTTTGTATGTGTCTAATGTCTTTTTGAATGCTTCTTTTGCGCCCAGTGTATCAACCAGTATTTGTAGTGTGGTTTCTTCGTCAAGTCGCAGCATTGTTTCGACCGCTGCTGTGTTTAGCTTGTTTATATATGCAGTCAGCGCGGCGCAACTTTCCACGCCCTGCACGCCTTTTTCTTTAAATTCTCCGATAATGCGGCATAATGTCGGCGCGCTTGTTCCCACTCCGTCGTTTTGCCAAAATTGTGTAGATCTCATTTATATTTCCTTCCTGCTGCCGTCGGCAGTCTATTTCAAATAAATTGTGTAGTATATTTTCATTTCAAGATCTGAAAACTGATACTTTGCCAGCAATTCTGGTTCAAGTGGCGGCATTAGATCTTTTTCTTTCCATTGCTTGTGTCGCAACTCTGGAATGACGCGGAAGCGTTCGACTTCTTCTTTGCCTGTCAGTCCGTTTTCATTGTGCTTTATGTTCGCCGGATACCCGATGTATAGATCTTTGTCGCCTTTGATGATCCGCAGGCGGTCTGGGTTCTGTAATATGTTCAAAAGGTCTTGAAGTGTCATACTGCCACGCTTTCTGTATTGTCAGCCGTTTCATTCAAAAGAATTTTTCTGAATATACTTTCAAAAATCGGAACTGCAATGCTGTTTCCTGCCTGTTTGTATAACGCCATTGTGTAACGTCCGACGCGCTTTTGTACTGCTGCCGCAGCGTCAAAGTCTGCGTCTGTGTAACCTTGAAGCCGCCAGCATTCGCGTTCTGTCAAATATCTGTAACGCCCTTCGCCGCAATCAATGACTTGCGCTGGCGTTCTGTCCTGTCTTGTTGTGATTGTGTATGCAAAATCTTCTATGACTGTGGCACGCTTTATGCCCTTGTGTCCTATGACGTTATATACTGACGGTTGCGTCACGTCATAAACTGGCGGCACATCGTCCAGCAAAAAGTCGTTTATATTTCGCATTGGCGTTCTGATCAAGTCCGAAAAGTCGAATTGTTCGCCGTCCAGTGTGGAAATTGTGAACACTCTTTCGCGCGCTTGCGGCAATCCGAATTCCCTTGCGTCCAGAATTTCATAACTGCTTGTGTAACCCATGCGCGTCATTTCTTTTATGTATCTGTCAAAATTCGCCTTCATGTGTTTTGATAGAACATTTTTGACATTTTCCCAGATAACAAAGCGCGGTTTCCACTCTCCCATTTGATCAATAATGTGTATTGTTTCCCACATAAGACTTGACCGTGTTTCGCTTCCTTCTTCTGCGCCCTTCTGCTGTCCTGCGATTGAAAAATCTTGACATGGGCTGCCGTGGATCAAAATGTCTGGTTTTAAATTCCAGCCGACAACGCTTTGTGTTTTGTATGCCAGTTCGCTTTCAAACATTGCATTGTATGATCGCACTGCGTTTTCGTCTATTTCTACATAGTCAATGGCTTTTGTCGGTATGCCGATGTTGCGAAGTGCGCAACGTGGCGAACCGATACCGCCGAATAATTCAAGTATTTTGATTTCTGTTTCTGTTTGTATGGTTCTTCCTTTCTATACCGCGCGGATCTGCGCCAGTTCTGCTTCTATGTCTGCGCCCGAATATGACGCAAGCTGCGCTGGGCTGATCTGGTATGTCCATTTTGACGACATTTTCAACGCCGTACCGATTGGAAGAACATTTCTTTGCAGTCCTATTCTGACGAACTGATCCGACACATGAAGTATTTTTGCAGCTTCCACAACTGTTATTTTCCCGATACTCATTGCGTGCCACCTTCTTTCTGCGCCTGCTGCCGCGCTTCAATTCTCTGGGCGATAGTCAATTCTTTATCGTCGATCAACTCCCTGCCGTCGATCAGCCCTTGTCTGAATTGTTCTGTTTTGATGTGTCGCCAGATTGTGTGCCAGCTTCCAATTTGCATAATAGTTTCAAATAATTTTTCTGGTTTCATATCTGCAAAATATTTGCTGCCGTCTTCGCCTTCGTGCTGCTGCCATTTCGGCAATAACTCCAGCAATGCTGCTTCCATTTCTTCTGTCAGATCGAATGTGACTGTTATTTGCTTCATGTGCTTTCGCTCCCTTCGTATGTGATATTATTTTTATAAAGATTTTCTTTATTTTTGTTTTGAATTACTGTATAATAGGAAAAGGCTTGAAGCGAAGTCGCAGAAAGTCGGTGTATATGGAAAATGAATTGTTTATGTGCTTGGCAGTGCTATTGCCTTTTGCACAAAATATATTGACGACGAAGGCTTTTGAAGTTCACTTCAAAATACACGTTCGACGAATTCTAACACTTACGACGACTATAAAAGTAACTATCTAACCATTGTTGCGCGCGTTCTCCGCTTCTCGCTTTTCCGAACTGACATTGTGGTGCGAACACAATGTCAGTTTTTATTTATTGAAGTATACTGCGATCAGTATTACTGCCGTGATACCGATCCAGAATATTGCTTCCAGTCTGTCAAATTCCTTCATTTTCGTTTTCTCCCTGCTCAAAAATGAAACCTTTGTCAATTAAGAATGTGATCCAGTGTGCGCCTGTGACGTTGTCGCCTGCGATCCATTCGTCGTACTGTTCTTTGCTTTTGATGTTGTATTGCTCCAGAAAATGTTTTGCATTGTCTATGCAGTCGGCTTCAAATACGCAATCTGCAAAGAATGACTGCTGCGACGTTGTGTATTTGTTGTGTGGCGCGTCGCGCATAACTTCAAGAATAACAACAGGCTTTCCCGATTTCTTCCCGATCCCTTTTCGGATCACAACCGCTTTACTAAAAAGCCAGCCATTCCAGCCGCGCCGCATGGGTGCAAATTGATATGTGGGAACTTGTACCAGATCGCCTTCTTTTAATCTGTCAAAATTTACTTTTCGCATACCGTCGCCCCTTTCCTATGCTTCCAACTCCACAAAGTAGTTGTCTTCTGCTTCTGTGTAGTAATCTTTGAACATTGCAAAGCGGTTGCCGTTGTATTCTTCCAGAATTCCGCAGAATTCGATCCGCGCTTCAAAGTGTCCGCGCTGCTCCACTGCGTCGTTGATGTTCTCCAGTGTCGTGTGTGTTCCCCAGACGCTTCCGCGCTGTCTGTCGTTTACGCAATCCAGATTGTATCTTCCTTTAGGCTGTAACATTTTTTCTTTTCTCCCTTCGTAGTCAAATATACATCTATGCTTCGGCTGCTGCCGTCTGTCTTCTTACAAAATAATCAAGTGACACGCCCAGCGCGTCGCATACTTTGAAATATTCTGTTGCTTCAAGTTTTCGTTGTCCGTTCATAACGGCGTTGAATGTCTGAACTGTAAAACCGCTTTTTTCTGCAATGGTCTTCTGCTTCAATCCGTGTTCGGTAATATAGTTCTTAATCGCTGCGCCCAGTTCTGTTGCGCTCAACATATTGCTTGCACCTTCTTTCTGTAATCATTACTGAATTTCTGTAATTCATAAGCCGATTATATGCCCGACATTCTGTATTGTCAAGATGTTTTTACTTATTTTCTGTAATTATTTTATAATTTCCTGTATTTCTGCTTTGTAAATTCTTGATTTTCTGTATTTTTATGTTATAATTTTCTTATCTTATAAAAAGGTGGTAATACACATGGAAAGCATGATCAGAGAAAATATAAGAAAGAATATTGCACGATATAGAAAAATGAATGGGTATACCCAGAAGGAACTTGCCGACATTATCGGCGCGAAAAATAGCACTGTTTCAAACTGGGAACAGGGCGCAAATTCTCCAGACATTGAAATGATCTTTACTTTGTGCCAGTTGTTCAAGATTAGCGTTGCTGAAATGTATGGTTGTGATACTGTGCAAAGTGAAAATTCTTTGACCGTGACTGGAATTGAACGCGACATCGTGCTTGCGTACCGCAAAGCCGACGACATCGGCAAAGCAATGGTGCTTCGCGCTCTGGGAATTGAAGAAGTTGTCGCCAATGTAAAAAGGGCATAAAACGACATGGTAATATTATTCATGTAGACTTTAGAAACAAAAGAAAATGAAAACCGCCGTTGTGCTGGTAACACTTCGGCGGCTGCAAAATCTCCGATTGATCGGGCTTCGCTATTTAATTTCTGGACAAAATTATTATAGCAAAAGCCCTTCAATAAATCAATGAAAAAGGGGCTTTTATTTTTGCGCCTTTTTCCAGAAAAATCAAAGAAAGAAGGTGCTTTTTATGAGTATGAAACGCGCAAACGGCGACGGATCAGTCTATAAAATCGGCGGCAA